GGTCCTCCTAGAACCTAGCGAACGACAACATGAATGTGATCGCTCCTGATGAGCCAGCGGTGGAAGCCGTGGCACGGATATAACGATTGACGGTTCCTGAGACCGCCTTTAACTCAGAGGTCTTGGTCGATGCCGCAACCGTTGAGAACGTAATCAGGTCAGCAAACGTAGCGTCATCCGCCGAGTGCTGAACTTTGATTGTTGTTACGCCACCACCAACTGTGTTTGCTGGGACGTGCAGAATTGCGAAACCGCCGTTGGCGCTTGAAGCGCTGTTGTCAACTGACGACAGATTGCCGAGCGCACCGTAAGCGATTGATGCTCCCGTTGTTAGCTGGACGCCACTTTGCCCTGAATAGGTCAGATTAGTCGTGGCGTCTGTGGTCGCTTGAAAGTCAGCGCTTACTGAAACTACGTCTGACACTGGTGACGAGATGTTGTAGGTCAATTCATCGGACTGCATCAAAATAGCGCTATTACCAATGGTTCCTGCGGAGATGGCTACGGTCGTCAGCGGGCTAGTTGCGTTACCTAGCAGCGCTTCGAGTTCTTCGTCAGATCCATCTGTATCGGCAGACCAAAGACCACTAAGACCTAGAGTCGCTGTCTGCAACCCCGGAATGAACGCTCTAGACGACGCACCAAAAGCTGTGGTGTCAGCCGTCTCTACCGAGAACGTGCTATCTGCCGAATTGAAGTAATCGCTGAGATCAAACTCGTCAATATACGTCTTAGTTCCTTTGCCATGAATAAACGTCGGCATTACTCGTCCTCACTTTTTGTAGACGTTGGCCTTGTGCCTACTGCTTCGAGAATGCCGATCTCTACCATCCAGTCAGCTTTCTTTGCTGGCATTTCAACAGTCGCTCCAGCTTCGTATCGTTGGCCGGAGTATTCGATTCCTGATTCTCCGTCGTCTCCGCCGGTCACTTTGTATTTGGGCATCGCGCCTCCTCGTTTGGGCATGGCGCGGCCAAAGGACCGGCCACGCTGGGCACAGGACACTGAGGTCACTGTCCAATACCTTACACGACGCGACAATGGCCCCGATCACTCGGGGCCACGGTCACTCCTTTTAGCGTTTTAGGGGCTTGTATGCGCCAACTGCATCAGCTTCAATGCAAGCGGCCTGCTGCTCGTTGTAGAAGCTATCTTCCTCATTGTGCATAATGCGATATAGAGAACGTCTGAACTCTGCTCGACTAGCTGGGTAACTACCATTTGTAGTTAATCCTTCTCGCCGTTCACCGTCTTGCAACGTCAACTGTTGGTCAGTCCAATATTCCGTCAATGACGGCTCTTTGATAAAGTTCACAAAGTTCGTTTCTTGGATTGGTGTTGCCATCCACTGATCGAACTCTGCGACGTTATCAAACGCTGTCGCTGGCTTGAATAGACTTACGGTTAGGCCCATTGCTCTTGCAATGCACTTGTACCGGTTGAACCATTCTTGCGGATTGTCAACATTGGCTTTTACAAGACCACACCATGTTGCAATCTCTAAGGTTATTCGCATTTCGTTTAGCTGATTTGGCGTTGCGCCAATCACCTCGAACTTGCCATCTGTTATATGGACGAATATTTCGGCGACGTTCTTACACGCTGCCACACTCCAGTTAAACATGGAGCGCTCCTTTCAGTTTTGGGTTTACGCTTTGGATCTATGGAGGCCCTACGAGCTACCAACTCGCTGGTCGATACCGATTTCTCATCGGGGTCTAAGGCCAGATTGTCAAGGTACATAAGCAAGCTGCCTAGCTGGCGGTATTCGGTCGTCCAACTTCAACTTCTACTACCATCCTAGCATTCTATCTTGCTGCTGTCAAGTGTTGATATCAGCGTTGCTCTGATTGCGGAGTGAATAATTATTCATTACCAGTGAATAATCTATTTCTAATACTCGTTAGATAAAAACACAAAAAACATGCTTTGAAGTGGGAAAACGCCTAACAGAAACTCTGTGGGGTGGTAGTAGTGCAGATAGGTGTGCGCCTGTTAGGGAGCCTTGAGTGAGCTGTGAGAGCAAGTGGGCTATTCAGTGTGTATTCACGTTTTTCTGCATAGAAATTCTCTAAGCGCTTTCAGAATCGTCGTCTTGCCGGTTCACATGCTTGCAGCGAGGACACTTGATCGCCCACGGCGCAGTGACCATCTCCGCCAGCAAACGCTCACACTTCACACATCGCACTTTAACTTGGCGAGCCTTTGCCTCTGGCGTGGTGCCTTCGCCATACAAGTCCATGACTACACCGTCGTGCTGAGAGCTTTCACCGTTGCAAAGTTCACCGTGAACAGCGTTCGTCTTTGCTCATCTCGTGCCAACAACACTGGACTTCCGAGCGGTTGCACTCGGAGGTACAGCACATTCGCTGCCGATTCATTCGTCAAGTTTTCGTTCTCGATCTTTGAAAGCGTTTGCCAGCACGTTTCCATCAAGCTGCGTCCTGTGGCGTAGCTCGTGTGACGGACATGCAGCATGACATTCGGCTGCTCCATTTGCGGTACTCCTGTACCACCGCCCGTCATAATCGGACCAGCGCTTGTGCTTTCGTAAATCGTGGCGCATATATCAGGATCTTCTGGCATGTCTCCTAGAAACAAGTTGGTTCCCAGCGTCAAGTCGCTGACATTTGTACCAAGGTATGTGCCAACTTCATACACCGTGCTCATTAGAAGCCCTTTGTTCCTTGCTTTGCTGCTTTGGCTAATCGCTTTGCCATTTCATCGCGCTTTTCATGAAACGGAGCTTCGAGGTACTTCGACCTCGTAGGCGGAGCGTGAAACGCTTTGACATCTTCGTGAACAACAATGGCGTAATCTGCTGCCGGTCCTCCATAAGCAACACTGAACGAGTAGCCATTTGTTCGCAGTTCTTGGTTCACCTCACCTGAGCCAGCTAACGCACCCGTGTCTCGTGGCACTAACCGCTGCGAATCTTTGAACACCTCATTGATTACTTCAAACGCAGCACGCCGAACATTGAGACTTGCGTCATCCGCTTTTTCTAAGCGACGCTTTACTTCTTTGAAGCCCGTTATGCGGATACCGAAGTCGCCAGCCATTATCGCCCACAGTAAATCGACTGATGATGAACATTTCCTGTTTCGTCTACCACAGTGTCAATGGCATATATGACCCGGACAGTTCCATCTGGCAACGTCAGCTTTGAATCTAGGTTCAGCGACGTAGCTTCGCCGTAGATATAAACCGTGGTGTCCGAGGTCAACGAACTGCCTTCGTCTGTTCGCAACATACGGTTTTCTTTTTCTATGCGTGCGTTGTACGTCGTACCGCCACCTGCATACGAGAATTCGCCGTAATTATTTTTCGTACCGGTTGCGTGGATCGTAACCGTTGACGGCATCAGCTTCTTGAACTGAGGATCAAGCGCGCTCGACGTAGCCATTAGGTGTCAGCCCCCGGATAGTCAGCCAGCACTTTTTCCGATCCATCATTTAGGTTCGTGAACTGACCACTGTTGAACCATGTGTGGTAAATATCCGAGTCATCATCGTTAGCAATCTTGTCGCTAATACTGATTCCACCAGCGTAAGGCGTTGGCACGTTGCCTTCACGTGCTGACAAGCCTTTGAGGTACTCGGCTTGATCTCGATAGGACTCTGCTTTTTGACGAGCGCTTATTTGCAGATCACCTACTCGTTTATCAGCTTCCCGAGCGAACTTTGACGCAATGGTGATACAACACCGTGACGACACCTCGTAAAGCGACGCCGTTGATGAATCGGAACCCGTGACTTGATTATTAACCCACGCAATTTCTTCATCGCTAATGAGTTGATCGTTCGTATCCGTGTCCCCGATCAAAAACCTAATCGAGTCTCTCGCATTAGTCGCCGGATCCCCGGAATACGTCCACGTCATGTCAACGTATGGATTGAGCCGGTCAACGTGCCACCACCGCCTACATCAACGTAAAGGCCAGTGGTGAACGCGATACCGTTCGGGATGTTCAGGTTTTCAACACCGCCAGAAGCGAGAGAAATTGCAGCGATCTTGGTGCCTGCTGCACTTGTGTTGTCGTAAATATCAACGGTCTTTACGTCGCTAGCTGATGCGAAACATCCTCCATAGAAAACTCCATCACCAGTCACAACTGCTTGGTCTGAACCAGTTAGCGCCGTGGTGCTGGGGGCGAGTGGTGTGATCTGACTTGCCATTTTTTAGTCCTTAGAAAGAGCTAGAGGGCCGGGTCGGATTACCGACCCGACCCTCTGGTTGCGTTGCGTAAGTGGGACTACGCTGCGACTGGATTGCTAAAGAAGTAACCCAGCGCTGACGAAACAATCTTGGTATCCCAAGCTGCTTCAATTTCTATACGGTCAGCCTTTTCAGCTTCCATACGGAAGCGACTGATCGCAGATGAGGTACCCAGACCGGCGCTAACACCGTTCCAGACCATTGTGTAACCAGCGGATGGTTGCATGAGGCCGGGATTAGCTGGTGTGTAGCAAAGCAGGGCATCTCTATCACCAATTTGGCTGTAGGAATCAGTTGCTCCTTCAGCAGCGGTGTTGTATGTGCCAGCCATGATCAACACACGATCAATGTTGAATAAACGGGCGAGGAGATCCTCGGTTACCGAATCCGTTGAGGTGTATTTGATCCTGTCCACAATATCTGCATTGTCCATGAGGGCGGAGAACACTTTGTAGCTCATGATCATCGTGTTTGGCACGTAACCAGTGTTGCTAAGAACAGTGTTCTTTCCAGCCTCGACATCTGCAATCGGTGTGGAGTTGGCGGCACTCCAAAGGGTGCCGGGTGTTGAGTCCGTGCCCCAGACGCCAGTTGTGAACGCAGTTGCAGCCCATTCGACTTCTTGACGAATCAACATTTGTTGCGTCAGGAAGCGAGTGGCATCCAAGTCTGGGTTCAAAC